GGAATACTGAAAAAGATTACGAAGCTCAATTAAGAGATGATAGAAGAGCTGATGAAGATGTTAATAATAACTTTGAAGTGCTTGAATATTGGGGTATTATGGATGCTCAATATGCAAGAGAAGTTGGTATTGAACTATCAGATGCTATTGATGATTTAGATGAAGTACAAATTAATGCATGGATATGTGGTACTAAACTATTAAGAGCAGTAGTTAATCCATTTACTCCATACAGAATTCCATATCATGCTTTCCCATACGAAAGAAATCCATATAACTTTTATGGTATTGGTATAGCAGAAAATATGGATGATAGTCAACAGATTATGAATGGACATGCAAGAATGGCTATTGATAATTTAGCTATGTCAGGTTCACTTGTTTTTGATGTTGATGAGTCTGCTTTAGTTGGTGGGCAATCAATGGAAATATATCCGGGTAAGATATTTAGAAGACAAGCAGGAATGCCCGGACAAGCCATACATGGATTAAAGTTTCCTAATACATCACAAGAAAACTTAATGATGTTTGACAAGTTTAGACAACTTGCAGATGAACAAACAGGAATACCAAGTTACTCACATGGACAAACTGGTGTTCAAAGTATGACAAGGACTGCCTCTGGTATGTCAATGTTACTTGGAGCATCTAGTTTAAATATAAAAACTGTTGTCAAAAATCTTGATGACTTTTTATTAAGACCATTAGGCGAATCATATTTTCAATGGAACATGCAGTTCTTAGAAGATGAGCTTGATGTTAAAGGTGATTTAGAAGTTAAAGCTACTGGAACAAATAGCTTGATGCAAAAAGAAGTACGAAGTCAAAGATTGACTATGTTCTTACAAACTGCACAAAGTCCAGCTATTGCACCATTTGTTAAGATTTCTAAACTTGTAAGTGAACTAGCCTATAGCTTAGATTTAGACCCTGATGAAATACTCAATGACCCTGAAGAAGCAGCTATCATGGCACAAATAATAGGAATGCAAAATGCTGGACAAACAAATGGCGAAGAAGTTGAACCCAATAGTCAACAGCCCACAATGGGAGGACTTCAAGGAGTACCTCAACAGCCTCAAGAGCTTGGGGTTACAGGAACTGGTGGTGGCAACATCGGAACAGGAAATGTACCGGTTGCAGGGGAAACTGAATTTTCTGGTACGCCTAGAGCAGTTGCCGGAGCAAATCAAGGAAGCATTGAATAGAAAAGAGGAAATATAAAATGCCACATGGAAAAGGAACATACGGAAGTAAAGTAGGAAGACCTAGAAAAAAATATAATCAAGGAACTTTTGACTATAACCCAAATATTGAAAAAGATTCTTTACTATTAGAAGAATTAGTAAAAAATCAAAAAGAACGACTAATTAATGAAGGTTTAAAACCAGAAATACTTGAAGAAACAGCTCGTTCTCTAGCCGAAAGAGACCTAAAAGGAATAAAAGCAGGTGAGGCAGAAAAAAAATATAATAAAGAACTTGAACGCAAAGAAGAAATAAGAAAAGCAAATATAGAAACTTATTATAATTTAAGAAATTTAGGAATTAATGAAGAAGAAATAAGTATTATAAAAAATAATACTATTGATTCCAAACCTGTAAGAGCTATTATAAATAGAACAGAAAAAGAAATGAATGTTGAACCGGGTAATCTTTATACACTTATTAATAGTATTGCTAAACAGGAAATTACTCCAAAATTTAACAGGTCATCTAGAGCTGAAGGTGGTCCAATGTCTATGGATGACCAAATGCAAATGGCAATGGGTATAGAAGAACAACAACTTCCAGATGAAGAAATGGAAGATAACTATTTAGATTTTATAATTGATGAAGCATTAAGTGAAGAAGAAGAAGAAATGCTTATGTCAAAACTAGAACAAGATGAGCAACTATCAATGCTATTTGATAAAGTATTAGAAGTTGCTTCAGAATTTGCTGGGTCTGGTCCTGTTGATGGACCGGGTTCAGGAGTCTCTGACAGTATACCTGCAAGGTTATCTGATGGAGAATTTGTCTTTACTGCAAAAGCTACAGAAGAAATCGGAGCTGATGAATTGATGCGTATGATGAAAGATGCTGAAGCTCAAGCAGATGGAAGACAAGAATTAGCTATAGGTGGTATACCTTTGAGTGAAGAAGAAAAAATATTAGAAGAAGTTGAAACTAGCGATTCTAAAAGAGTAGCTAGAAAAATTTCTGATAATATGATGGACCCTTATACTCAAGATAGGTATGTCCGTAGCTAACAAGCGATAGAGCTACCCTATTAGCGTAGGCACTCTATCAAACTAAAACCGAAAGGCGACCTTTACAAGACAAGCCCTGCAAGTGCACATCGCAGCTACCTTGTTAAACGAAGCCCTGACTAGGAGAAAAGAAAATGACTAATGAAGTCCAAAAAGAGGAAACGCCAAATCCTTATAATAAAAATAAACCTTGGCACAAAGGCGATGATAAACCTTTTATATCATCAGAAAATCTTTATTTTGAAGAACCTTCTGATAAAAATAAACTTTTTAATAGCAACGATGTTACTGAAATTGAAGCTGAAGGAAGTGTAAAAACAGAAGAACTGGAAACTAAAAAGGATACTCCTTATAAAAGACCAGACTACAAAAAAAGATATGATGATTTAAAAAAACATTACGATAATAAACTTACCGAGTTTAAACACAGAGAAGAAGAGTTATTAAATCAAGTTCAACAACCTGAATATAAAGCTCCAAAGACTGAAGAAGAACTAGAAAAGTTTAAAACAGATTATCCTGATGTGTATGAAGTTGTAGAAACTGTTGCTCATATGCAATCGGAGACTAAAGCAAAAGTTCTAGAAGAACGCCTTAGCAAACTCCAAGAAAGAGAAGAACAATTAATACGACAAGATGCAGAAAAAAGGTTAAATGAAAGACATCCTGATTTTGAAGATATTAGAAACAGCGATGATTTTCATACATGGGCAAAAGAACAGCCTGATTCTATTCAGAAATGGATATACTCAAATGCTGATGATGCCGATTTAGCTTCTCGTGCTTTAGATTTATTTAAAAAAGATATGGGTATGGATTTACCTAAAGAGACAAAGTCATCTTCTAAACCGACCAGACAATCTGCTGCAGATATGGTTTCAACTAAAACAACAACAGTTGAACCAAAGCAGGAGAAAATATGGTCAGAAAGGGAGATTGCTGCATTGAGTATGGCAGAATTTGATAAATACGAAAAAGAAATATCAGATGCTATGCAAGAAGGCAGAATCATAAAGTAATTATATAACTTAAAGGAGAAAGTATCATGGCTCAATGGTTTGAACCCTCAACTGATACAAATGCTAACTTTGCTGACTCCGTAAGTGGACAAAATAATAAATACTTCCTACCTAGTATATATTCTAAAAAGGTTTTAAACTTCTTTAGAAAAGCCTCGGTAGTTGAAGCTATCACCAACACAGATTATGCTGGTGAAATTTCCTCTTACGGAGACTCTGTAAAGATTATCAAAGAACCTGTAATTTCTGTGTCTGATTACACAAGAAATACAGATACAACTGAAACTAGACTAACAGACCAAGAAGTACAGCTGGTTGTTGATAGTGCTAAAGCTTTCAAATTCATCGTAGATGATATTGAAACTAATATGTCACATGTCAACTTTAAAGAAGTTGCTTCTAGCTCTGCTGCATATGCATTGAAAGATTCATATGATGCTGCTGTTATTGCTACTATGTTCTCAGGAGTTTCTAGCTCATCACCGGACCATGTGTTAGGTGCTGATAATGCTACAGACTTAGGTGCTGGAGTATATGATGGAACTGGTAACATAGATTTAGGTGTATCTGGTGAAACAGACCCTCTAGACCTTTTAGCTAGAATGGCAAGACTTTTAGATGAACAAAATGTACCTGAAGAAGGTAGATGGTTTGTTGCAAGTCCTGACTTCTACGAAGTATTAGGTCAATCAGCTTCTAAATTGTTATCTGTAGACTTCAACGCAGGTCAAGGTTCAATTAGAAACGGATTAGTTTCAAGTGGTAAACTAAGAGGATTTGATATGTACAAATCTAACAACATTGCTGCAACATCTAATGCTGCTGGTAAATGTATGGGTGGTCATATCAGTTCTACTGCAACTGCTAATACTATTCTCTCAACAGAAGTGTTAAGAGACCCAACATCGTTTGGTGATATAGTAAGAGGCTTACATGTCTATGGTGCGAAAGTACTTAGAGAAGAAGCTTTAGTAAGTGCATTCTATGGCATTGATTAATATCAATTCGGGGGAGTCTTCGGACTCCTCCATTTTTTAAAAGGGAAAGGATATGAAAGTTAAAGCACCTAAAGGCTATCATTGGATGAAACAAAAAAATGGTAGTTTTAAATTAATGAAACACACAGGAAAGTTTGTCAAACACAAAGGTGCAAGTTTAATGGCAAACTTTGCAATACAAAAACAACATAAAAAATAATGGCAACAACATATTTAGATTTAACAAACGAAGTTCTTAGAGAACTAAATGAAATTCCTTTAACCTCTGCAAACTTTGCAAACGCAACAGGCTTACAAAAATTTGTTAAAGATGCAGTTAATAAATCTATATTTGATATAGCTAACCAAGAACCACAATTACCTTTCTTTAGTGCAGGTGTAAGTGGTGGTACAGACCCTTTCTATGGTAATGTAACAGTAGCAAGTGTAGCAGGACAAAGGTGGTATACTTTAAAAGCTGATAGCTCTAGTATAACTACGGATTATGCTTCAATAGATTGGGATGATTTTTATATAACAACAATAAATGTAAGTGGTGAGTCAAGCCCTTATGTTTCTAAAGGATTAAAATTTTTAACATTAGATGATTGGAAAAGATATTATAGGGATAGTGAAAATGCAGATGATGCTAATTCAACCCATGCTGAACCAATACATGTTATTAAGTCTCCAGATAGTAGGAAATTTGGATTAAGTCCTATACCTGACAAAGTTTATAATGTACACTTCTATGCATTTACCAAGCCTACAGCTTTGGATGCTCATGGAGATACAATGGCATTACCAGAACAATATAGTAATGTTGTGACTGCAAGGACTAGATACTATGTATGGCAGTTTAAAGAAAGTCCACAACAGGCAGCGTTTGCTTTAGATGATTATAAAAAAGGAATGAGAAGCATGAAATCTAATCTTATGAATCCAACTCCTAAATATATGACAGATGATAGGACATACTTTTAATGGCAAGTAGTCAACCCTATACAGTTGCAGTCAATGGAGGTTTAGTTAAATCAGCTAATGTAATTGATTTACTTAAGACTCCCGGAGTTGCAAAAGATTTAAGAAACTTTGAGGTTTCTACCGAGGGTGGCTATAGAAGAATTAATGGGTATCAAAAATTTGGTACTACAAGTGCTACACAACCTACAGGTGGTACAACAAATATACTAGGTGTATTTCCTTATGCAGATGGTGTTATAGCTACTGCAGGAACAGGAATATATTTTAGTAACGATGGACAGACTTGGGTAAACATTAGTAGAAGTTCTGTATCAGGTAGTGGTGATAACTATTCAACCTTTACCGGTAGAAGTACTTTAACAAGAACTTCACAAGGGCAATGTCAATTTACATTATTTGATGGTGCTACTTATGATTATGGTTTAGTAATTATTTCTGATGGAGCAAATAAACCTTATGCATTTAGAATGGAAGGTAGTGGTAGTTTAAGTGGTAGAACATTTTTTGCAGAGGAAATAACTGTATCAAGTACTAAAAGTGTTAAATATGTTACAACTCACGATAAGCATTTAATAGCTGCAGGAGTTGAAGATAACTTAAATACAATTTATTATAGTGGTACATTAGACCCTACAGATTTTACAAGTACTGGTTCAGGTAATATTGTATTAGAGGACCAGATAGAAGGAATCAAAGGATTCCGTAATGAATTATTTATATTTTGTACCAATAGTATATTTAAATTAATAAACATAAATGATTCAAGTAATATAGCTATTGTACCAGTAACAAAGAATGTTGGTTGTTTAAGTGGCTATAGTATTCAAGAGATTGGTGGTGACTTAATATTTTTAGCACCAGATGGTTTTAGAACAGTAGCTGGTACAGCAAGAATTGGAGATGTTGAGTTAGGTACAGTTAGTAAAGCTATTCAACCTTTAATTACAGATTTAGCAGAGAATATAAATACATTTGTAATAGATAGTATTGTATTAAGAGATAAATCACAATACAGATTATTTTATACAAAAACAAGTTTAGAAAATACTCAACAAAAAGGAATTATCGGAACATTAAGACCAGATGGATTTCAATGGTCAGAAACAAGAGGATTAGAAGTTACTGCAATTAATTCAGGTTTTGATAATAATAATGTTGAACAATATTATCATGGTGACACAAACGGATATGTTTATCAACATGATATAGGAAATAATTTTGATGGTAGTAATATACTAGCAAGATATGAAACACCTAATTATGATTATGGTGATTTAGGAACTTTAAAAACTTTACATTATGTTAGAGTATCAGCAAGTTCTGAAGGTATAACAGAGCCAGATATACAAGTTAGATTTGATTATGGTAATACTGATATACCACAACCACCAGATTTATTTGATTTAGGAGTTATAAATCCACCTTCAAAGTTTGGAGATGCTTTATTAAATACAAATGTATTTGGTGGTGGTGATAACCCTTTAATAAGGATTCCATTACAAGGAAGTGGAACTAGTAACAATTTTACAATTATAAGTGATGACACAAAAGCCCCATACACTATAAATGGTTTTTATGTAGATTACATACCTTCAGGCAGGAGATAAATAAATGGCAGGATATACAAGACAAAGTTCATTTGCAGATGGAGATACAATTACTGCTGCATTATTCAATAATGAATATAATCAGTTAGTTAATGCATTTCATAATTCTACAGGACACACACACGATGGCACAGCAGCCTCTGGTCCTGTTATAGGATTAATAGGAGATGCAGGAGAAACTTCTCCTAATAACAAAGTATTAATAGATACCTCAAATAATTACATTGAATTTTATGTAGAAGTATCTAGTAGTTCAGTACAACAATTATATATAGCTGATGGAGCTATTGTTCCTGTTACTGATAATGATATTGATTTAGGTACTAGCTCACTTGAATTTAAAGATTTATATATAGATGGTACAGCTTATGTAGATGCTATAAACTTTAATGGCACAGCAATTACATCAACTGCTGCTGAACTAAACATTTTAGATGGAGTGACATCCACAGCAGCCGAGCTTAATATTCTTGATGGAGTTACTGCAACTGCAGCAGAACTGAATATTATGGATGGAGTTACTGCAACTACAGCAGAACTAAACATTATGGATGGTGTAACATCCACAGCAGCCGAATTAAATATATTAGATGGTAAAGCTTTTCTTGATGAAGATGATATGTCTTCTAATAGTGCTACAGGTATTGCTTCTCAACAATCTATTAAAGCTTATGTAGATTCACAAGTTACAGCACAAGATTTAGATGCTACTACAGATAGTGGCACAATAGCAATAGATTTAGATAGTGAAACATTAACTATTGCAGGTGGCGAAGGTATTGATACTTCTGCTTCAAGTAATACAATTACTATTGCTGGTGAAGATGCAACAACAAGTAACAAAGGTGTTGCTTCATTTAGTTCAGATGACTTTACAGTTTCTAGTGGAGCTGTAAGTTTAGCAACAACTTCAACTGCTGCAGAGCTTAATATACTAGATGGTGTAACAGCTACTACAGCAGAACTAAACATACTTGATGGAGTTACTTCAACTGCTACAGAACTAAATTTATTAGATGGTGTTACAGCAACTACAGCCGAGTTAAATATATTAGATGGTGTAACGAGTACAGCAGCAGAGTTAAACATACTTGATGGCGTAACAAGCACCACAGCAGAATTAAATATTCTTGATGGTGTTACAGCTAGTGCAACTGATATAAATCTTATAGATGGAATAACAAACGGAACAGTAATAGCAAGTAAAGCTATTATAACAGATGCTAACAAAGATATTACTGGTGGTAGAAACATTACTATTAGTGGTGAATTAGATGCAGCTACATTAGATATTAGTGGCGATGCAGATATAGATGGAACACTAGAAGCTGATGCAATTACTATTGGTGGTGTTACATTAGCAGAAACAATTAGTGATACTGTTGGAGCTATGGTAACTTCTAATACAGAAACAGGAGTTACAGTTACTTATGATGATAGTGACAATACATTAGACTTTGTTATTGGAACACTAAATCAAAACACTACAGGTTCAGCAGCTACTTTAACAACTGCAAGAACTATAGGTGGTGTAAGTTTTAATGGTAGTGCAAATATTGATTTACCCGGTGTAAATACTGCAGGTAATCAAAATACAACTGGTAATGCTGCAACAGCTACTTTAGCTACAACAACTACAGTTACAGATAGTACAGCAAATACAAATTTCCCTGTAGTCTTCCATAATGAATCAAATGGTTTATTAGATGACACAGGTGCTTTAAGATATAATCCAAGTACAGGAGAACTATTAGTTCCTAAACTTACTGTAGCAGGAACAACTACTACAGCAGATACAGTTACTATGGAGGCTTCAAATGCTATTATATTTGAAGGAGCTACAGCAGATTCAAATGAAACTACACTTAGTATTGTAGACCCAACTTCAGACCATACACAATATTTAATTAATCAAGGTGGTTACATTCCAGTATTAGCAGCAGCTACAACAACTGCTATTACTTCAACACCTGCTGAACTTAATATTCTTGATGGAGTTACAAGTACTGCAGCAGAGTTAAACATACTTGATGGAGCAACAGTTGTTGTTGGTGAACTTAATTATTTAGATTTAGGTTCTACTGCTGTAGGTACAGCTATTGCTTCTAAAGCAGTTATATTAGACTCTAACAAAGATTACACAGGTTTAAGAAACTTAACAATTACAGGTGAACTAGATGCAGCTACTTTAGATATAAGTGGTAATGTAGATATTGATGGAACACTAGAAACAGATAACCTAACAATAGGTGGTTCACAAGGAAGTGATGGACAAGTTTTAACCTCAACAGGAAGTGGTGTTGCTTGGGAAAATGCAGCAGGTGGTGGTACAGCATTAGATGACATATCTACCGGTGATGCTGCATCTACATTAGCAACATCATCAGGTTCAATCACATTAGATTCACCTGCTGACATTATTCTTGATGCTGATGGTGATGCAACTAAATTTGCAGATGGTGGTACAGAATATGGCAAGATTTATGGTGCTAGTAGTAATCTATATGTAAGTTCTACAGTTCAAGACAAAGATATACTTTTTGTTGGAGATGATGGTGGTTCTAGTGTTACAGCACTTACCCTTGATATGTCAGATTCAGGTAGTGCTTATTTTAATAATAAGGTTGGAGTTGGAACAACATCACCATCTGCAACACTTGATATTTCCTCTACTGCTCAAAATGTATTAGATTTAGAAACTTCTCATAGTGATGGTCCATTACTAACACTTATTAATGATGGAACTGTAAGAGGTTATATTGGTAATGCAGAGGGTGCAATGGGAAAAGGTACTACCAATATGGCAATAAGAGCAGAGGGTGCTTTATATCTTGGCACTAATGGTAATAATGCAAGATTTACTATTGGTACTTCAGGTGATGTTGGATTCAACACAACAGATGTGACTGTAGGTTCTTCTGTATCAAGTAATAGCACAGCTACTCCTAAATTTATTACTTATAATAATGATTATTCAAGTGGATATACAGATGCATCATTAAAACTATATTTATTTAATCAAGGAACTACAAGACAAGGATTTACATCTGGACCAGCTTATGACTTGCAATACCATACTTCAGGCTCTGATGCAGGTAGACATGCTTTTCATGTAGCTAATACTGAAATAATGCGTATAAATAAAACCCAAGTAGGTATTGGTGATTCAGGTGTAATAGGTAGTAATACAACATCAACTTTAGCTGTAAGAAAAGATAGCTCTGCAGGTAGAGGTGGAGAAATTAGTATTGTAAATTATGCTACTTCTGCTGTAGGTAATGAAGCAGCACTTAATTTTGGTTTAGAAGCATCTACTTATGATAATAACAATGGTAATGCTCAAATAAAAGCTAGAGTAATGAATGCAAGTAATTCAGCATCAGCTATGATATTTTCTAATTGGAAAGGTTCATCTTTTACCGAATCAATGCGTATTACTGAAGATGGAGAAATATTAATAAATGATACTGCTCATAGAGGTACTAATTGGGCAGGTCAAATACAAGTAACACAAGTAGGGAGTAATTCAGCAGGTATAAGTGCTATAAGTGGTAATGATGAAATAGCAGGTACATTTGGCTTATATTCTTCAGCAACAGCATCGGCTGCAATAAGTGTTGACCCTGATTCTGACAGAAGTTCATCTGCTTTGTATTTTTTAATAGATAATGCACAAAAAGCAGTACTAGATGCATCGGGTAATTTTACAATAACAGGCTCTTATAGTGATTCAGATAGAACATTAAAAGAAAATATAGTTACTTTACCAAGTCAATTAGAAACTATTAAAAAATTAAATCCAGTAAGTTTTGATTGGAAAGAAAAAGCAGAAGATGGTAGCACAAAAAGTAGTATTGGTTTTATAGCACAAGAAGTAGAAACTTTATATCCTGATTTAGTTAATACGCCTGAAGCTGATGAAGATATGTCTAATACAACAACTAAATCTCTTAACTATGCAGTTATGACAGCAATACTTACTAAAGCTATTCAAGAACAACAAGAAGAAATAGAACAGTTAAAACAAAATTCACATCCTCCAAAGTCTATACAAGAAATGAAAGGTTATGATGAACTTATGTTAGAAATTAAAAAATTAAAAGGAGAATAAATATGGCAATAGGATATACTTGGAATGTTTCAACTGTTGATACATATCCAACTAAAAGTGGTAAAAGTGATGTAGTCTATAATGTTCATTGGAACCTTACAGGTACCGATGATAGTAATACTTATAAAGATTTTCAAGGAAATGATATAAATTACTCATATTCTATATATGGTACACAAGTTTTAGACACTTCAGACCTTTCAAGCTTTATAGCTTTTGGTAGTTTAAATGCTGCTAAAATACAAGAATGGGTTGAAGCTGCTATGGGTTCTAGTAGAGTTACAGACATGAAAGCATCATTAGATGCACAGATAGCTGAAATGATTACACCTACAAGCGTAACAAAAACTATAAGTTAAGATATGGAACTAACACCTTATTTATTTTGGAACATTTTTATAACATTGGTGTTAGCTCCCATACTCTATGGTATTAAAAGTAATACTTCAGAGGCTAAAAGAATTGACATACTCTTAAACAAAACTCGGGAAGAGATTGCAAAAGATTATGTAACTAAACAAGAAGTAAAAGATGATATGAATGTTCTCATGGACAGATTAGAAAAATTACATGAAAAGGTTGACAAACTTTTTGAGGTAAAATAATGCATAAAAGTGGAACTATTGTAATTATGATAACACCAAATAAACTTTTAAGTAAATTAAAAAAGAGAAAAGCTAATGGCAAAACAAAAGAAAAAAAGAAATAAAAGAAATAGATACACTACAGGTGGTAGACTAGATATGCGTAAAGGTGGTAGAGTAAAATACCAGCTTGGTGGTTTAGATAAACCTGACTTTACTAAAGAAGACCCTCCTATACAAGTTCCTCCTATAGACCCTCCTAAAGAAGACCCTCCTCCACCTCCTCCGGATGATACACCTGCGGATGATACACCTCCGGATGATACTTCACAGCCTAGTTTTGCAAGACAATCTGCAGAAGCTGCTGCACAAGGACAAGTTCCTGATGCTGCCATTATACCTGATGCTGTTAAAATAGAAGAAGGAACTCCACAACAAACTACAACTATGGCAGCTCCTACAACTGTAGGTCAAAGACAAGCTGAAGGAGTTGCACCAGAACAAGTTACAACAGGTACTGCACAAACTGCAGACATGCCAAAAGACATGAATGCTGCAGAAATAACAGAAGATGAATTAGATATTGTAGATACTCAAGCTCAAGTAGATACTGCACAAGGAACATTATCAGATGATGCTATTGCTGAAGCTGCAGGGGTAGATAGAGTTGACCCTACTCAAGGTGCTGATGTTACTATTCAAGAAGGAGCTGTTGCAGAAAGAGTTGTAGGTACATTAAGTCCAGAAGCTAAAGCTACTGCAGCTAAAAATGCAGGTACAGATTTAGCTAGAGTTACTAGAGCTAAAAAACAATTAAGAAATGCAGGATTACCAGAAGATGCTATTACTGAATTAGGTAATAACCCTGAAGCTTTAGAAGATAAACTTACACAATTTACAGAACAAGAAAGAGGTATAATAGCTGGACTACCTGAAGAAGCTTTAGTATCTAATCAGATAGATAGTTTACTAAGTGGTATGGAAGAAGGTGAAATACCTACATGGGCTAAACCTGCTGTTGCTAGTGTAGAAGCTATGTTAGCAAAAAGAGGTTTAAGTGCCTCTAGTGTTGGTAGAGATAATTTATTTAATGCTATTATACAAAGTGCTATACCTTTAGCTCAAAGTAATGCACAAGCTATACAACAAAGTGTTTCTCAACAAAGAACTATAGAAGCACAAGTTGCAGAAGCTAATGCACAAAGACAACAACAAGTTGTTTTAAATAATGCTCAAAGTGTATTTCAATTAGATATGGCTCAGTTTAGTGCTGACCAACAAACATCTTTAGCAAACAGTAAATTTTTACAAACTGTAAGTTTAACAGAAGCTACTGCAGACCAACAAAGTATATTACAAAATGCAACTTTAATGTCTCAAGCTAAT